AAAATACAACAGTCTAATAGAGGTTATTTAAAGCACAGAGAAAAGGATAAGTCAACAGATAGCTTGGAAAAGTCTAAAAATTTGTATAAATTATCTAGTAGTCCTTTTAGAAATTTAGGGCGTAGCAAACGCAGATTAGGAGGTAAAAAATTTAAGAAATCAGCATTTAAAAATATAAAATAATGAAATACTGGAACAGTACACCTACAATGGTTAATATATCTTGGACAACTAATTCTTCTTACACTGATGTGTCAATCAAGTATACAATTAAGAAATAATAAGTATGAAAGTATTTAATGCACTACAATTAAAACAAGGCGCAAAAGCAAAATCTTCTGGGTATCCTTCTGGTCTTAACTTAACACAACCTATACAATTTTTATCAAGTAAAAAGAAAAATAAAAATTGGGCAGCATGGAATTTAGATTGGTTAGAAAATCAAGGTATGATGCAGTTAAGGAATAATGCACGTAAAATCCTAAAAAATTATAAGTTAGCAAAAGGGATTATAGATAAAACTGATTACGTTATAGAAGAAGATAATGAGTACAAGGATCTAATGGATGTACTAACACAAGAAGATAACTCTGCATTAGAATTAAAATTTTATCCTATTATACCAAATGTAGTTAACGTTTTATCCGGTGAATTTTCTAAAAGATATTCTAAAGTACAATTTAGAGCAGTAGATGATCTATCATATAATGAAATGATAGAAGAAAAAAGAATAATGATAGAAGAGAATTTACTTGCAGATGCTAAAATAAAGATAATGCAAGAGATGGCTAAGATGGGCGTGGATATAGAATCTGATGAAGCACAACAACAATTACAAAAAGAAAACCTAAAAACATTACCAGAGATAGAACAATTTTTTCAAAAAGACTATAGAAGTTTAGTAGAAGAATGGGCTACCCATCAGCTTAGAGTTGATGAAGAAAGATTTAAAATGCAAGAATTAGAAGAAAGAGCTTTCCGTGATATGCTTATATGTGATAGAGAGTTCTGGCATTTTAGAATGATGGAAGATGATTATGAAGTTGAACTATGGAATCCAGCACTTACATTTTATCAAAAGTCTCCAGATACCAGATACATATCAGATGGTAACTATGTAGGTAAATGTGATATGATGACTGTATCAGATGTTATAGATTGTTTTGGGTATTTAATGACAGAGAAACAATTAAGGTCATTACAAGAAATACATCCTGCAAAATCTGCTAGATATCAGTTAACAGGATATCAGAATGATGGTACATTTTATGATCCTACAAAATCACATAAATGGAATACAGATTCACCATCTTTAGGATTTAGACAGTTTATGAGCAATTATAATCATACCTCTCAAGGATCTGATGTAATAGATTATATACTTGGAGAAGGAGAAGATTATGCAATGTGGGGTGACAGCACATTAATGAGAGTTACAACTGCTTATTGGAAATCTCAAAGAAAACTAGGACATCTAACTAGAGTTATGGATGATGGTTCTGTACAACAACAAATTATAGATGAAAACTGGGTTTTAACTGAAGAGCCAGTATACAACACAAATCTATTTAAACAAAAAACAAGAGATAATCTAGTGCAAGGTGAACATGTAGATTGGATTTGGATAAATGAAGTTTGGGGAGGTGTTAAGATAGGTCCTAACTTACCAGGTTCATATGCAACTGAAGTTGATGAAAATAATATAAGTCCTATATACTTAGGTATAAATAAATCTACACCAGGTAGAGTTGAGTTTCAATTTAAAGGAGATAATAACTTATATGGTTGTAAACTTCCTGTTGAGGGTAGAGTATTTTCAGATAGAAATACAAGATCTACATCATTAGTAGATTTAATGAAAGCATATCAAGTAGGTTATAATATGGTTAATAATCAGATAGCAGATATATTAGTAGATGAATTAGGTACTGTTATTATGTTTGATCAAAATGCATTACCGCGTCATTCAATGGGTGAAGATTGGGGTAAAAATAATTATGCAAAAGCATATGTAGCAATGAAGGACTTTGGTATGTTACCACTTGATACTTCTATAACTAATACAGAAAATGCTACAAATTTTAATCATTATCAAACATTAAATTTAGAGCAAACAAATAGGCTAATGTCTAGAATACAATTAGCTAATCATTTTAAAAATCAAGCATTTGAAGCTATTGGTGTAAATCCTCAAAGAATGGGACAAGAAATAGCTAGACAAACTGCAACTGGAGTACAACAAGCTGTTCAGTCTTCATATTCTCAAACTGAAATGTATTTTATACAACACTCAGATAATCTTATGCCAAGAGTTCATAAAATGAGAACAGATCTTTCTCAATACTATCATAGCACTAAACCAAGTGTAAGATTAAACTATATATCTAGTGAAGCTGAAAAAGTAAACTTCCAAATAAATGGAACAGAACTTTTAATGAGAGACTTTAATATTTTTTGTACTACTAAGTCTAATCATAGAGCTGTGTTAGATCAATTAAAACAACTAGCAATATCTAATAATACCACAGGTGCAAGTATTTTTGATCTTGGTAGTATTGTTAAGGCAGACTCTATAGCAGAGGTATCTAATATTTTAAAAGGAGCTGAGGATAAGCAAGTAAAACAAAGGCAACAAGAAATGCAACAGCAAAAAGAAATGCAAGAACAACAACTTCAAGCTCAAGCTCAAGAGAAAGCTGCAGAACGTGAATTTCAAGCTCAAGAGAATCAAGCTGACCGTGATAAAGATGTTGCAGTTGCACAGATCAGAACAACAAGAATGGATGATGATGTAACACAACAAGATTTAGCTAAAACTTTTAATGAAGCTGAGAAAACTTTAGCATCAAGAGATCAATTTAGAGAGAAAATGAACATGGCAAGAGAGAAAAATATGAGAGATACAGCTATAAGTAATAATAAAGCAGCATTAGATAGAGAAAAGATAGTAGCACAACGTGATATAGCTAATACTAAATTAGAAATAGCAAAAGAGAATAAAAATAGATATGACGTTAAAAATCCTGATAAAAAGGAAGAAAAGTAATAGATAGCTATATACTGATAAAAATTTAATTTAAAATAAAAAATTTTTGAAGTTTACTAAAAACTTTTTATTATATTATTAATGTAGTAATAATTAAAACCAAAGAATTATGGCAGAAGAA